CGCGATCTCCACACGCCGGGGGTCCACGAGACCGACCGCGTGCAGGTGGAGTTCCCGGACGTGCTGACCACGGACATCTCCACGGTGGCCGCGGCGGTCAACCTCCTGCACACGGCCCAGGCGGCGAGCATCGAGACGCTGGTCAAGCTCCAGCATCCGGAGTGGAGCTCCAAGCAGATCGACGACGAGGTGGATCTGGTCATGCAGCAGCAGGGCATCCCTGCCCCGGACGCGGTGCCGAAGCTGGGAGACCTGGAGTGAGGTGAGTAACCGATGGCCGGATTCGGCTTCAACACAGGGCTGGACGGCCACCGGCTCGTCCCACTCACGGAGGAGGAGTCCGAGGAGGTCGCCCAGGGCATCAAGGAGATCTACCGGCGGGCCGGCGAGCGGATGCTGACCACCACCGCCAGGCGCTTCTCCCGGGGCATCACGCAGCCCGGCTGGGCGGAGCGCAAGGCCTCGGAGGTTTTGGCCGCGCATGAGCAGCTGCGCCACGACCTGGAGCGGGCCGGAAAAGAGAGGGAAAGCCTCCTGCGGGACGTGATGACGCGGGGCTATGTGACCGGCAGTCAGCGGTTCTACGCCCAGATGGGCGCGGTGCTGGGGCCGGTACAGCACATCAGCCCCAACGCCATGAAGGCCGGCTACATCCTGGCCGACCTGAACAACAACCTGAACACGGCGGAGCGGCGGATCCTCCGGCAGTTTGACGACAGCTACGCAAACATCATCGGCGCGGTCTCGGCGGAGATGGCCACGGGCGTCACGAACACGCGGGAGGCGGTCGGGGACGCGCTGCGGGCCTTCGCCGATCAGGGCATCACCTCGTTTGTCGACCGCGGCGGGCACCGCTGGACGCTGGAAAACTATTCGGAGATGGCGGTGCTGACGGCGATCGAGCGGTCTACCATCTCCGGCTATACGGACACGATGCAGTCCTATGGCTACGACCTGGCAGTCATCGACGGCCACGCCGGCGCCTGCCCGATCTGCGCGGCCTGGGAGGGCGTGATCGTCTCCGTCAGCGGGGACAATCCGGACTATCCCTCGCTCCTGGACGCGGAGAACGACGGCTGCTTCCATCCGCGGTGCCTGCACGGGATCTCGACCTACTATCCGGGGATCTCCCACGCGCCGGAGGGCGGCTTCCGCAACGAGCCCAGGGAGATCGAGCAGCCCTCCCGCCAGTACACCGCCAGGAGCAAGCAGCGCTACATGGAGCGCCAGATCCGCAAGTACAAGGACAGGGCCATCGTCGCCCAGACACGGCTGCAGAAAGCCCAGGCGCTCGAGTTCATCCGCCGCTGGCAGCAGCAGCTCGATCAGCTGATCGACGACCAGCCGGAGGACGATTATCTGTATCGGCACAAGGGAAGGGAAACAAGCGAGTTTGGAAAACGGTTCGCCGATGTTTCAGATTCATATGTGGACGGATATACTCCCGGCGCCGGCACGATATCCAAAGAGCCTGGGTACAGCGATCCGACCAAAGGCCATGAAACAACAATCGCCGAAGGATTGCGTAAATCCATCGGCGGTGATGTGATGCTCATAAACAATAAGGGGAACGTGAGTAAGCCTGATCTCGAATGGCACGGGAAAAGCTGGGAGATTAAAAGCACGTCTTCCGTCACATCCATTGACACGCAAGTAAGAAAGGGCCTGGGCCAGATTGCCAAATACCATGGAAACCTGATCATAGACAACAGCGGAACGGATTTCGATACCTTCCAGAGAACCGCAATCGAACGAATCCAGAGATCCGCAAAAGAAAACTTCGATGTCGCGTTTTTCCACAACAGTGAGTTTGTGAAAATACTGAGGTACGAAAAAAGATGAAGCGTAGGCCTCAAACCAAAGGGTAATCGGCGCGTCCTCATCTTCAACTCAATAGTACCACATGTGCGACACTTCGTCAAGCATCATGTGCGAACAAAAGGAGCTGATCGAGCATGGCAACCCGGAAGACGGCAGCTGAGACCGTCACGATCCCGAAGAGCGAGCTGAAGGCGCTGGTGGACGCGGTCAACAGCCTGGAGGCGGCGGACGCGATCTACAAGACCTGCCAGGCGTCGCTGTTCAAGAACTACGCCCAGAGCGTGGTCGGATCCGCGTCTGTGCAGCAGGCCGTCAAGGCGGCCGAGGCGGCGCTCGCGTAAACATCCAGGCCCCCGGAGGTCTGCGGACCGACCGTGAAAGCTCAGCCCGTCGCGGCGGCATGAGAAAGGCATATCCGGAACCCCTGCGCTACGCGGGGGAAAAACGGCCCGATTTCGGGCGTTTGACGTCCAGATGAATAAATACTCATCCGAAGGGCGCAAGGGGGCAAATCGACCCCCAAACCCTCGCCTGTGGTGTACGCCGCGAACAAACCTGACAGAGAGCAGACTGTGCAAAAGCAGCCTGCTTTTTGAATTGCCCGTCGGGGAGGCTATACCCCGGACTTCAGAGCTGGAAGGGACCAGCATAAAAAACCGAAGGAGGAACGCACACATGGACATCTCATCCCTGAAGACCTATCTCGGAGACGAACTCTTCGGCCAGGTCGAGGAGAAGCTGAAGGGCGTGGACGGCATGCAGCTGATCGCGACCAACGACGGCTCCTGGCTGCCGAAGTCCAGGCTGGACGAGGAGCTGAACAAGCTGAAGGACAGCAGGACGACGATCTCTACCCTGACCCGGCAGCTTGAGGAGGCAAAGAAGGCCGGCGAGAGCGTGACCACGCTGCAAGCCACCATCGACAGCCTCAAGCAGCAGGTGGCGGAGCGCGACACGACCATCACCGGGATGAAACGCTCCGGCAAGATCCAGGACAAGCTGCGGGCGGCGAACGCAAAGGACGTCGCCGTCGTGATGCGGCTGCTGGACGACTCCAAGATCGGCGAGGATGACAAGGGCAATCTGACCGGCGTGGACGATCAGATCAAGGCCCTGAAAGAGGCGTCCGGGTATCTGTTCAACGAGCAGTCCGGGGGCAAGGCCGGTTTCGGCGGCGGGAAGGATCCTGCCTCCGGCGGCGGCGAGAACAACAAAGGCAACTCCAGCATCAATGCCGCCATCCGCGCAGCTGCGGGCTACGGCGGCTGAACCCCTTCGTGAAAACTGAAAGGAGATTATGAATTATGGCTATCATCGATCGTACTGGCGCTGAGGTCCTGATCCCCGAGGAGAACGCGCGTGAAATCCTGCAGGCCGTCCCCGAGCAGTCCGTGGCGATGCGGCTGATGCGCCGCCTGCCCGACATGGGCACCAAGGTCCGCAACCTGCCCGTGCTGAGCTCCCTGCCGATGGCGAGCTTCGTCAACGGCGACACCGGCCTGAAGCCGACCACGGACATGGGCTGGGACAAGGTCATCCTGACCGCCGAGGAGATCGCCACCATCGTGGTCATCTCCGAGAACGTGCTGGACGACAGCGACTATGACATCTGGGCGAACGTCCGCCCGCGCCTGACCGAGGCAATCGGCGCCGCCTTCGACAAGGCCGTGTTCCTGGGCACCGGCGCGCCCGCCACCTTCCCCACCGCGCTGGTCCCCGGCGCCGTGGCTCATGGCAACGTCGTCACCCTGGACGACGAGACCCCGCTGTATCAGCAGCTCCTCGGCGAGGGCGGCATGATCGCCATGGTTGAGGAGGACGGCTATGTGCCGAACGCCTACGTCGGCGCGATCCAGATGCGCTCCAAGCTGCGCGGCACCGTCGATAACAACGGCCTGCCCATCTTCACCCGTCAGGCTCCCTACGCCCAGGGCGTGCGCGGCAAGGCCGGCTTCGAGCTGGACGGCTCCGACATCTTCTTCCCGCCCACCGACGTCTTCTCCGAGGAGGACGCGATGCTCCTGGGCGGCGACTGGAACCAGGCTGTCTGGGCGATTCGCACCGACATCACCACCAAGCTCCTGTCCGAGGCCGTCATCACCGACGCCAACGGCAAGGTGCTGATCAACCTGGCGCAGCAGGACAGCGTGGCCCTGCGCGTGGTGTTCCGCGCCGGCTGGGCTCTTGCGAACCCCGTCAACCGCTACAACGCCACCGCCGCGACCCGCTACCCCTTCGCGGTGCTGAAGAAGGCCGCGGCTGCCGGCGGCAACGACGGCGGCGAGGGCGGCGGCAACTAATTGAGCAGGAGGCAGGCGCGTGAAAATCAAGCTGACGAAGCCCTTCCCGCAGCTCTCGCTCGGGAAGGTGATCCCGGCGGGCGTGATCATTGACGCGCCTGCCGGCCTCTCTGAGCGCCTCCTGCGTTCGGGCGGGGCAACACCCGCCCCGGGCGCGGAGGCCGCCTCAGCGCCTCCGGAGCCTGCGCCAATGGCGCGGAGCCCGAGAAAGAAGGTGAAGAGCCGTGGCTGATCTGCACACCTGGAGCGGCACGCCCACCGAGGCCGAGACCGAGCTGATGGCGGAGCGGATGCGGCTGTACATCTTCCCGAACGAGATCTCCACCGAGGAGCAGCAGGAGGCCTTCGACAAGGCGGTGCAGTTCCAGATCGTCCACGAGAAAAGCCAGAGCGCGAAGATCCGCAACATGCCGGAGGGCATGACGGGCTTTAAGATCGGCGACTTCAGCATGGACTTCGAGGAGGGCGTGAACGGCTCCGGCCTGACGCGCCGCAACATCTGCCCGGCGGCCTACTCGGTGCTCCTGCGGGCAGAGCTGCTCTACCGGGGATTGGAGGGACGCGCATGTCTCTGATCGGCTTCCTGCTGATGCAGACAGCGACCATCCAGCCCTTTAAGCGCTACGCAAACGGGGAGGACTACTACGGCGAGCCGGAGGAGCGCCCCTGCCGCCTCCAGCGCACCCGCGACCTGGAGCACACCTACAAAAACCCCGCCGGCGGCATGGATCAGGTGCTGGCGCGGGCAAAGATGTTCTGCGAGGGCGAGCCGATCCCGGAGCGGTCCAAGGTGACCGTGGACGGAGCGGAGTACATCGTGCTCGAGTGCTACCGCGCCTTCGGCTTCGAGGAGGACCATCTGGAGGTCGTGCTGCAATGAGCAAAAAGAGCTTCAAGGTCGATGTCCGGCTGGACAAGGCGAAGATCTCCCGGATCACCTCGCAGTGCACGAAAAAAGGCACCTGGTCGGCGCTGGATCACCTGGCGGCCGTCAGCAAGGAGCAAGTGCCCCTGGATCAGGGACCGCTGAAGAACAGCTGCTATGTGGACGTCGCCGACGATGGCAGCAGCGGGACGGTGTCCTACGACACGCCCTACGCCATCGTGCAGCACGAAAACATGGCCTACCAGCACCAGCGCGGGCGCAAGGCGAAATACCTGGAGGACCCGTGCAACGACAGCTCGGTACAGTCCGAGATGCGCGAGCTGATCGCGCGGGCCTACCGCGAGCAGATGGAGTGATCATCATGAATCTTTTGGAAGAGCTGGCCGCGCACCTGGAATGGTGCGGCTTCGGCACGCTGGCGGACGAGGAGACGGACGGGGATATCCAGTGGGCCCGGATGCCGGACAGCCCGGACGACTGCACCTGCGTGTACTCCACGGACAGCGGCGTCGGCGGCCCGGACTCCACCGCCCGGATCCAGATCATGACGAGAGCCAAAAGCCCCCGGAAGGCCTACGAGCTCTCCTGCGCCATCGCCGAGGAGCTGGACGGCTTCAACGGCTTCCTGCACGGGGACGGGCGCGGCGTGATCATTGAGGTCATCAACGCGGCCACCGGCCTGGGCCCCGACACCAAGAAGCGCGAAATCTATGTGACCAACGTTGCGGTCCGGTACTGCAACTGAAAATCAAACGAGAAAGGACTGAATGACATATGTCGAAGGGACGCAAGAACGGCTGCCCTACCAACGTCAAGGACTGGGACATCTCCATCCAGGATAAGGCCCAGGACGAGGAGACCTGGGTCCGCATCAAGGGCCTGACCGAGATCAACCGCTCGACGGACAGTGACACCGAGGACGGCTCCGCCTCCACCGACACCTGGTCCGAGCCCTACATCACCAAGCGCAGCGGCTCCCTCGCCCTGAGCGGCACGCCCCTCGTGGATGCGGCCACCGGCGAGCAGGACGCGGGCCAGGCGATGCTGGACGACTACGCCACCAGCGGCCAGTGCGACGAGGACGCCACCATCAAGATCGTCGACCCCTACGGCAAGGCGATCGTGTGTGACTACATCGTCACCGGCACCGAGGACTCCACCGGCGAGGACGGCGACGAGCGCAGCTGGGATCTGGAGCAGGTCGGCGAGGCCGAGCCCCTGCCCTATGTCCAGGTGACCGGCGTCACCCTGAAGGACGGCAACAGCGCCGTCACCACCCTGTCGATGGCCGTCGGCGCGGCCGCGAAGATCATCACCGTGAACTTCGCCCCCGCGGACGCCTCCAACCAGCGGTACAAGATCAACGTGAGCAACAAGCGCGTGGTCAGCGTGGGCAACGTGACCGACGGCAGCTTCACGATCACGCCCCTGTCCGCCGGCACCGCGAAGGTCAAGGTGACTTCCGTCAACAACGCGAAGTCCGCGACCATCACCGTCACCGTAACGGCCCCTTAACGCCGATCCTATCTGAGCTCAGGATAGGATCGTTGACGCTTGAGCCGCATCCGACGTACAGCAACCGCCGCGTTGCTTACTACGACCCGGCTCAAGTGACCGAGCTGTTACTCTCCGCGGTTCCGGCCTCCGGCGTGAACGGATGGTTCGAGTTCGAGGTCTGGTCTGTGCCGAGCGATGAACCTTTCGGCTCATTCATCGACAACAATGATACGTTTGCGTTCAGCCAGAAACCGCTTGAAGCTGGCCAGCATTACAGCATTGACGTGTTTTACTACACGCCAACCGAGGGCGGGGGAGCTGAAGAAGCATCAGGCGAAAGCATTTTCGCCGTGGATGTGTACCCGCTCGGCGAGACCTACGGCACGACGTATACCTCCGGGAGCAGCCAATATCAGCTGCTTACGGGGTATAGTCCGCAGACATCGCCGGCCGAGCTTGGACTGTATGAACGCGTCAAGAGCGGCGCGCTTGGCGTCAGTGTTCTGTGCACGAGCTGCAACGAGAGGACAGACACCGAGGTGTCTGCATCCAACCCGGGCTTTACCGGAACATGCGCAAACTGCGGGGAAGCACGCCTGGCGCCCCCGAGGCTGTCTTCGGACACAACCGTGGGCAGTCTGAAGTATTACTACCGGAAAATTACGACCTGAACCACGCCGGGGGAGTTCGCCTCCCCCGGCTTTTTGAGAAATGCCAACGAGAGGGAGGGCTCACGGCAATGAAAAAAAGGACGATCAACTTCGACAACTTCATGCAGGAGCAGAAAAAGGAACCCATCTACGTGACCGTCTACGGCAGGGAGTACGCCGCGAAGGCGGAGATTCCCGCCATCGTGATGGTCAACCTGGCGCGCTCGGATGAGAGCAGCGTGACGGAGGCGGAGGCCGCCTCCCTGATCCTGCAAGCCGGCGACATCGTCTTCGGCAAGGAGGCCGTCAACCAGATGTGCGAGGACGGCATCAGCGCGTCCAACCTCGTGCTCCTGATCCGTCAGGTCTTCGACATGGCCAACGGCCAGGACGTGGACGGGGACGAGGGCGAGGACATCAGCGACGAGGCCGGCATGACGGCGGCCGGGAATAAAGCAAAAAAGTAAACCTGCTCTACGTATGGGATGCGGTCGAGGCTGACTTCCTGCGGGATTACGGCATCGACCTGGTAGAGCAGATCCATACCATGACGTGGCGGCGGTTCTGCGTGCTCTTCCGGAACCTCTCGCCTTTTGGGGCCGTGGCATCCCGGGTGGAGGAGCTCAAACAGAAGCCGAAGGAGGAGATCACCGAGGAGGAGGGCCGCGCGCAGGCGACGGCCTTCTTCTCCGCCGTGATGTCCACCTCCGGACGGAACAGCGCATAAAGGCGGTGATTGCATGGCGCTCAAGGTAGGCGAGCTATTCGCCTCGTTTAATCTCGACACCAGCGGCGTGAGCGGCGCCGTCAACAGCGCGGAGAAGCAGCTCTCGCAGCTGGGCAAGGGCCTGATGATCGGCGGCGGCGCGATGACCGCCGCGGTCACGGCCCCGCTCAATGCGGCGGCCAAGGCGCTCTACACGGCGGGATCAGACTTCGACGCCGAGATGTCCAAGGTGTTCGCCATCGCAGGCGAGAGCGTGACCGGGGACGCCAAGAAGATGGAGGACCTGCGCCAGAAAGCCCTGCAAATGGGCTCCACGACGCAGTTCACGGCGACGCAGGCCGGCGAGGCCATGGAATATATGGCCATGGCAGGCTGGAAGAGCGAGGAGATGCTCAAGGCCATCGAGCCGATGATGAGCCTCGCAGCGGCAGCCGGCGCGGATCTGGGCACGACCTCCGACATCGTGACCGACGCCATGACGGCCTTCGGTCTGGCGGCCACGGACATGGTCGAAGTGACGAAGGACGGCATGAAGCAGTCCGTCAACGCCGTGGAATACTTCGCCGACATCCTGGCCGCGGCGTCCTCGAACTCCAACACCAACGTGACCATGCTGGGCGAGTCCTTCAAGTTCGTCGCCCCGCAGGCCGGATCGTTCGGGTATAAGCTCAACGACGTCGCCCTGGCCCTGGGCCTGATGGCCAACAACGGCATCAAGTCCTCTATGGCCGGCACGTCCCTGAGCCGCGTGATCCAGAACATGGTGAAGCCCTCCGACGACACCGCGCTCGCGATGCAGGCCCTGGGCGTCTCCCTGTATGACTCCTCCGGCCGGGCAAAGAGCTGGCGGGAGGTCATGGAAGACTTCCGGAAGATCGCAAAGAAGGGCAAGGTCGACACCAGCAAGCTCACCAAGGAGATCGCCGACCTGGACAAGAAGTTCCAGGCCGGAAAGATGACCGAGGACGAGTATGAGAAGGCCCTGGAGAAGCTCGGCCTGGGTGCCGGCGGCTTCATGCGGCAGATCACCCAGGTCGCCGGTGCGCGCGGCCTGCCGGGCCTGCTGGCGATCATGAACGCCACGGACGAGGACTTCGAGAAGCTGGCCTACTCCATCGACAACGCCACCGGCTCGGCCAAGACCATGGCGGCCACGATGCTGGACAACGCCAAGGGCGATGTCACGATCCTGAAGAGCGCCGTTGAGGGCCTGGAGATCACGCTCTGGAGCCTCGCGGAGGGCGGCTTCCGGAAGGTCATCCAGGACGCCACCGGCGTGGTGGACAGCTTCCGCACGATGGACAGCGAGACCCAGAAGGGCGCTATGCGCTTCGCGGCCCTCGCCGCGGCGGTGGGGCCTGCGACCCTGGCACTGGGAACCGTGATCAAAATCCTGCCGAAGCTGGCCCACCTGTTCACGACGGTCAGCGGCCCGGCGGGCCTGCTCGCCATCGGCCTGGTGGCGCTGGGCGCGGCGGCCATCGACAGCGGCAACAGCATGGGCAAGACCTTCGTCAAGGCCGCCCAGGCCGCAGGCAAGCGCGTCCGCGACCTCGGAAAGAACGTGAAGGCGCAGCTCCCGCAGCTGACCAAAAACATGAACGCCTTCCTGTCGAGCCTGATTGAGGGCATCGGCAAGGGCCTCCCGAACATGCTGGACGGGCTGGGAGACATCCTCGCCACGGGCATCAACGCCCTGGCCGGAGGCATGCGCAACGCCGGAAACCTGGCCAAAACGATTGTCGCCACCATCGCAGGCGGCATCCAGCGCAACGCCCCGCAGATCGTCCCCGCGGTGCTGAACCTCCTGACGGAGATGGCGACCACGATGATCCGCAACGTCCCGACCGTCGTGCGCGGGATGGGGACGATCGTGACCTCGCTGATCGAGGCCTTCCAGAACGCGGACTGGAGCGGCATGGGCTCCAGCCTGAACACGGCGCTTCAGGAGAGCGTGAAGGAGCTGGACACCTGGTTCCGGCGGCTCGCGATGGGCGAGAAATACAAGCAGGGCGCGACCTGGGGCGAGGTCGGCGCGGCGCTGGTGGACAACCTGGTCGAGGGCCTGCAAACCTCCCTCGGCAACGCCCGGGACTTCCTCGGGAGCCTGCTTTTGGGCGACCAGTACAAGCCGGACGACGACTGGAAGACCTTCGGCACCAAGCTGATTGACAAGGTGTTTCAGGGCGCGGACAGCGCCGTCAGCGGGGCTTCCAGCTTCGTCAGCGGCATCCTGGACAGCCTCGGGAACCTGTTCTCAGCGGCCAACATCGCCAGCGCCAGCGAGACGCTCGCCGCCCTGGTCAGCCGGATCATCACGGCGGCGGCGGACGAGATCCCGAAGCTGGCCGAGCATGCCGGCAACATCCTGACCAAGCTCGGGGAGCTGATCTTCGGGAAGGACGGCGAGCAGGGCCTCGCGGCCTCGGCGGCCTCCGGCGCGATCACCATCGCCGAGAGCATCATCAAGGCCATCGTGGCCGGCATCCCGAAGGTGATCAACGCCGGCAGCAGTCTGATTGAGGCTGTCGGCAAGCTGTTCGACAAGGAGAGCAGCGGCACCGACCTCTCCGGCTCCTACGCCGGCATCGTGCAAAGCCTGGTCGGCGGCATCACGGACGCCGTCAAGCGCCTGCCCGACCTGCTGAGCGGCGCGCTCTCCGTCGGCGCGCAGATCGCCAACGCCATCATGAGTTCTATCACTTCGGCTCTGGTGGATATGGAGGCCAGCGGCATTGCTGCCAGCCTCGGCAAGGCTGCAACAGACCTTGTTCATGGCTTGCTGACCTCTATCAGCAACTTCGGTGAAAACGCAGATGTGCAGTCCTTCATGAAGAATCTTGGACAAGGTTTCAGCACAGCTATGGGTATGCTTGGAGATATAGCCGGAAGCATTGTCGGTTATATTCTCAGTCCCGAAGGCCTGACAAAGATATTTAATGCCGGTAAAACACTCGGAGGTTTGCTGCTGAATGGCATCAAGAGTGCGCTTGGTGGACTATCAAACTTTTTCTTCAGTCTGATTGACAATACGCTGATTGGAATGGGCATCATCGATCCGGTAACTCGTGATGCCTACAGACAAGCGGAAAGCGTATCAAACACTTACCGCGAAATGGCTCAGGAAATCATCAAAGACGTTGGTGATGTTTGGGATGTAGATGACGCAACCGTAAATAGCGACGGTTTCCGAGAGATGGCTCTTTTGGCGCTCTTTGGCAACCGCGGCTCCGGAAGCTTCGGTGATATAGCTGATATCAGTCAGGATTATGTAGCAAGCTTTATTGAAGCGGCCGAGGCAGCTATTCAAGAGAGTACCGGTCAGGACCTGCAGCTGGATTCGTTCGCAGATACCATGTGGAGCCAGCTTGAAAGCGCATCCCATAACTCCGGGTTTTCGGCTGACGATGTCAAGCGGATCATGGAACCGTTCCTTAACACGCTTGGCATTGCGTCGGAAAGCCTTAATGAAGATGTTTATGCCGCCATCACCGCTGCGGTGGCAAAAGGCGGCATGGACAATGAAAATACTCTGTGGGGAATGATCCTGGAATCCATTCTCGGCAGCAGCACCCCGGAAGCGGAAAGCACAATTCAACAGGCGGCGGAAAGCACAATTCAACAGGCAGCGGAAAGCACAAAGGCCGCTGTGCAGGAAGCAACCACAGGGATAATTCAGGCCGTTGATGAAAGCGAGAACGCTCTTGCAAAAAGCGGCATGGCGACCGCCATCACCGCGGGCAAGGGTGACGCCGAGAAGGCGGCCCTGGACGTGGGCGACGCGGCGGTGAAGGAGTTCCTCCTCACCATGAGCGCGGAGAACGGCACGGCCATCGGCACCCAGTTCGTCGGCGCGATTGAGACGGTGCTCACCGACAGCACCCTGACCGAGACGGCCCGGACCCTGGCCGACAGCAGCTACAAGAGCGTCGCGAACATCCTGAACAACGGCGCAGGCCGGAACATCGGCGTCAACTTCGGCCTCGGCCTGGCCAACGGCATCGGCTCCACCCTCGGCGCGGTCACGACGGCGGCCTACAACCTGGGCAAGAGCGCGGCGGACAGCCTGTCCTCCGCCATCCAGGAGGGCAGTCCCTCGAAGCTCACCGGGAAGAGCGGCCGGAACTTCGGCCTGGGCTTTATCAACAACATCCTGGACAGCGTGACGGACGCGCGGAGCGCGGCGGCCCTGATGGGCATCAGCGCGGCGGCCTCCCTCAACGGGACCGTCCGTCAGATGCAGAACGAGGCCGTCAACGGCCTGAGCGTCCCCGTGGAGACCAGCCGCGGCGCGGCAGCCATCCGGGGCGCGCAGAATGAGCAGACGGCGCAGCAGTTCGCCGAGGCCGTCGCCCACGCCATCAACGGCATGAAGGTCGAGATGGACGGCGAGGCGGTCGGCGTGCTGGTGACGCCCACGGTGAGCGAGCGGATCGCGGAGACGAGCATGATGAGGAGGTACGGCACCGAATGAGGCAGATGATGCAATGCGCCCTCAACGGCGCCGAGCTCCTGGCGCTCGGTGACCGGGTCTACATCGAGGACATCCAGGAGGAGATCCACGTGGACATGGAGACCGGGAAGCGGCTGGGCTATGCCGAGATCCCGCTCTCCGCGCCGCGCCATTCCAGCATGACGATCACGGTCACGGTGATGATCAAGGACCGCAACCGCGTCCGCCGGATGGGCCTGATTCAGGCGATCCGGGGCTGGGCCGGCAAGGGCTGGCTCACCACCAACATCCACCCGGGCCAGCGGATCTATGTCTGGTGCGTCCAGCCGCCGAACGTGGAGACCTTCGACTGGACAGCGCGGATGGACATCGTTTTTGAGGCTTTTGGGGAAGCCTACTGGCAGGACATCCACCCGAAGGCGATCATCAGCGAGGCGGCGGTCTCCTCCGCCTCGGTCGTGATCTCCCCCACCGGGACGCGGCCCTGCTATCTGGAGGCGGAGATCACGCCGGAGAGCGGCACCCTCACCGAGGCCACCATCACCGTCAGCGGGCAGAAATTCGAGCTGACGGGGCTGGAGATCGCGGCCGGGGACACCCTCTCGATCTGGTATGACGAGATGCACCTGCTGCGCATCGAGAGCGGGGGCGAATCGCTGCTCGGCTGCCGGTCAGCGGAGAGCGACGACGACCTGATCCTCCAGGACCGGACACCTAACACCGTCGGCCTGTCGTTTGACACGGCCTGCAACTACACGATCAAAGCGAGGGGGCTGTGGAAATGAGCATGGATGAGATCCGGGTCCGCCTCCCCCGCGTGCTGGACGCGACGGGCAGCAGCCTGCGTGAGCGCGGACGGCTGCACCCCATCGGGCCGGTCTCGATCACGCTCAACATCGCCCCGCTCCACCGGGTGATCCTGACGCTAGCGGAGAATGATCTGCCGCTGGCGATACACGACCTGGTGGAGGTCTACAACCAGAACGGCAGCGTGGGCGTGTACCGCGTGAAGCACATCGGCGACACCAAGCGGAAGGAGCGGCAGATCGAGCTGGCCCACGGCCTGGACACCCTCTCCGACGCGCATATCGCTGTGATCGAGAACTACAAGGGCAACGTCGAGGGCATGCTCCGGAAGATCCTGGCGGCGCAGAAGCAGCCCCTCGGCGGGGTGATCCCCTGGGTGCTGGGCGTCTGCGAGGATCCCAACCCCTGGAAGAAGGAGATCAAGTACGACAACGCGCTGGAGTGCCTGACAGACATTGCTAAGACCGAAGAGGACTACATGTTCACGTTTGACATGTCGGTCTTCCCCTGGGTGCTGAACTTCGTCCGGCGGGACAGCACGGTCATGAGCGAGTGGCGGATGAACCGCAACGTGGACCAGTGCCAGATCAGCTGGGACGACGGCGACCAGTGCACGCGGCTGTATCTCTCCGTCACGGACGAGGACAGCGAGACCGTCAAGGACAAGGACAACCAGAACCACACCATCGTCACCGTCAGCGAGGGCTACTACACCTTCGACGACGCCGAGGGCCAGGCGGACTGGGGCATCGTGGAGACGCCCGCCGGCGTGGACCGGGCGAGCGTCCCCACACAGGCAGCCCTCGACGCCTGGGTCGCGGGGTACTTCGCCCGCCACCGTCAGCCCGCCTTGCAGATCCAGATCGACGGCCAGGAGTACGTCCGCATCACCGGCGAGCGGCTGGACGAGGCCCACATGGGCCGCATCTCCCGCGTGACGATGCCGGAGTACAAGAGCGTCTTCAACGAGCGCCTGGTCTCCGTGACCTATCCGGACGCGCTGCGCAAGCCGACCCTCATCCGGTTGAGCCTGGCGAACAAGCGGCAGACCTCGGAGGGCAGCTTCGCCGAGATCCGGCAGAAGGCCAGCCGGGCCAGCAGCGGCGCCTCCTCCGCCCGGGCCACCGCCCAGAACGCCGCCGCGGAGATCGAAAAGCAGAAAATCCGCTACGACCTGCGCGTGGAGCAGGACGACCGGCACTGGGCCGTCATCGCGAGCGAGGAATGGTTCGAGGAGATGGCCTCCGGCCAGATGACCCTGGTCGGGAAGTACGACGCCAACCTGGAGGTCACCGCACGGAAGATCGGCGCGGCCCTGAGCGTCACCGGCGTCAAGCTGGACAGCAACGGCATGCCGGTTAAGAACGGCGATGACTACGTTTTCGACGGCAGCAATAACACCCTGAGCGCTCAGATCAGCGCCCAGGCGGAGCAGATCAGGGCGAAGGTTTCCTCCTCGGACGTCAAAAACCAGATTGAGGCTTATGGGTATCTGCAGATCAATTCCCTGTCTACGGAGATGGGGAATGTGCTGACAGGTGCGAACGGCGCGACTCATGCGGCAACCATTGCCACCAAAATCAACAACTCGTCCGGCTCAAGCTTGGTGAAGATCAGCGCGGATCACATCGACATCAACGGGAACACACGGATCGGCGGCCTGCTCGGTATAGACGGCAATGATGTTGTTGTTGTCGGCGGCGGCGTGTACAGCGAGCAGGGCTTCCGGACTGTCGGTAATTCCAAGTTTGAGGGCAATCTGGTCATAGAAGACGCGGATCTGGATCTGATCAACGGCGCGGTGCTTAAATTCGGCGGCGTAGCCGCAAACCCCGTTGACAGCATCAGCGACGGCACCACAAACGCGGAAGGCCTGACCACGTTCACATACACCCGCTGGGATGGTACAACGACCGGCACGTTTTCTTTTAATCAGGCCGCCACCAGTTTTTATAAGGCCGGGGTGGCGGCAGGAAAGACAGCGGCCAGCAACGAGACGGCAAACAGCATCGCAGTGGGAACCCCCACGGAGATCATCCGCAAAACGAGGTTCAACGTTCCGGTCACGGTGACAAAGACGGACTACACCGTCACACCGAACACCACCACGGAGCTCACGGCGTATGTCTCCGGCAATTATCCTGGACTGTCCAGCAGCGATTCGAGCATTCAGTCTGCGACGCAGATCCCGGCGACGGCCATCAGCACTTACACTGTTTATCCGTATGTCACGATTGAGGGCGACACCTCCGTGACGTTCTTCGGGAACCCGATCAACCTCGACACCTCGCGGGTCTATCAGGCGGGGCAGAACCAGGGCGGCGGCTCCGTCACCCTGACGATGGCCGACGAGGAGGCCGTCTATGTCGCCGGGGTCAGCGCTTCGGTCAACGTCACCGGCACGATGAACAACGGCGCGACCGCCCAGGGACATCCGGTCCGGGTGACCGGCCTCACGGTGGACACCAGCACCTATGCCGACGGCGTCTACACGCTGAAGCCCAGCTTCACGATGGGCGGCGCGAATCACACCAAGGTGATTAACTGGGCCACCTCCACGCTGAACATCACCGAGAAGCTGACGGCGGCGAAAAACACCGGCTGGGACGCGGCAGCAAACGTCATTGAAGCCACAAACGGCGGCATCACCATCCCGCTGGAGGGCGCGTATGGCGACAACCCGAACACCACGAAGCTGAACCTGTACCTGAAGCAGGACGCGAACTGGAGCAGCGAGTACAAGAAAAACGTCTACATTCGGGATGTGGACAACATCTCCGCGAACCAGGGAACGACCATTGCCACGCTGGAGGTAGATGCTTCCGGTCTGGTCGGTACGGCACAGACCGCAGCTAAAAACGCGGTAAAAATCACCGGGCCAACGTGGGCCACAACTCCCGCCTCTGGCATATCCGTTTCCAGCAACACGGCCACATTCAGCACGGACGCGCCGACGCCGCAAAGCAAGAGCCTTGTTGTCAATCTTGCTTCCGGATCATGGGGGCCTGTCACAGGCAGCACCAACAAACAGATTAACGTATACGCCACCCACACCAACAGCAACGCGAGCAACCGGATCGCGGCAACAACCATCACGGCGAATCTGTACAGCCCCGGGACCATCACTCCCACCACAAGCGAGCAAACGATAGCCCTTCCCGCCGGATATATCGGATTTGCAGGGCCGCTCACTGTTGCGGCGGCGAGCGGGGGAAGCACAGCAAACATCGAGAGCAGCCACTCCCACACCATGGAAACCAACAGCGAGACCGTCACACCGTCTACCGGCTATGATGCCATGGCGGAGGTAACGGTGGACGCGTCCGGGCGGTACTACGCGGGCAAGGCGGCGGTCGTGCTGTCTGATACGCTCTCCTGGGCAACGACCCCATCGAGCAGTATCACGGCAAACCAGAACACCGTGACCATCTCCACCAGCGGACGCACCGACACCAGCGGGAACGCGAGCGAGAAGACAAAGGCGATCAACCTTTACAGCAACGCGACCACCTCTGGTCTGACCGCCACCTTCTACGTAACGCACACGAACAGCCTTGACGCGAACCGCATCATCAAGCGGACGGCGACCTGCTCCGACAGCAACCTGACCGCCGCGAACATCAAGAGCGGGGTCAGCATCTTCGGCGTGACGGGGACGTATGAGGGGAGCGGCGGCAAGACGATCTCGGAGATCGGGCTTTACTACGACACCGCGAAGGCGGAGGAAGTGCCGAACCCGATCACCGTGGACTCGACACTCTACCTCTATCCGATCGTCACGTTCTCGGACGACACGACACAGGTCGGCAGCCGCCTGAAGCTGCTCCCGTCCGGCGAGAGCTACACGATCATCGAGAAACCGGACACGATCACGGCGAACGGCACTTATTACGCCAGCTCCGACGACGTGGACGGCTGGTCCAAGGTCGTGGTCAACGTTCCGACCAGCGGAGGCGGCTCGCACAACATCGCCATCTCCGGCGCGGCGCAGAGCGACACAGGCAAGAAAGACACGTCGGTTTATACAGTTGTTTTCAGCGGCATACAAAAAGGCCGTTGGTATACGTTCCAAGCCACCTGCAACGGCGGCAACGGCAAATGGTATCAATTCTATGTCCCGACCTAATCGAAAGGAGCGCGCAACCATGAGCAACGACACCAACACCACCAACATCTCCGTCAAGGACGCCGCGATGGCGATCTACAACCAGCTGGGACAGATGAAATTCAGCCTGGACGATGAGGCGAACCTCAACCTTGCGAAGTCTGCCCGCAACCTGGCCGGGGCGCTTGTGCAGTGGGCCGCCTCGATCGAACAGAAGGCCGAGGCGAAGGCTGCGGAGGAAGCCGAGGCAGAGACCGAGGAAGCTCCTGCGGAGGAGGCGGCAGAGGGATGAGCGACATCCGGCGGACGATGAAAAACAACGCGCTCGCGGAGGTGGAGGATCTGGATGTTCTCCTCTTCGAGGGCGAGGTCCGGGCGCATCGGTTTGTCATCTCCCCCACGTCCGGCGTCAGCTTCGCCGGCGGCTCTGTGGTCGCAAAGTTCGTCAACGCCCACCAGCAGATGGTCCAGATGGACGGCGCGGTGGACGGCACGGACGCGACCGTCACCCTGGGCGCGAGCTGCTACACCGACCCGGGCGAGTTCAGGCTGACCATCTTCCTGGTCCAGGGCGACACGACCGCCGCGATCTACGCCTGCCGGGGGACCGTCATCGCCACCAGCGGCAGCGAGAAGACCGGCGACACGGAGCCGATTGTGGAGCCCACCGATGGCAACACGGAAGATCTGCAAGCCGCCATCGAGTTCCTGCACGGTCTCAATCACGGCGCGGATGGCAGCGTGACGGTCAACGGCGTCACGATCACCCGCAAAGGGTTCGTTTACACGCTGAACGGCACCGCCACCGCCACGATCTATGTCCATCTGAACGGCAAAGCACTTGAAGCGGACAGCCAGGACAAAACCGACGAATGGAGCACGGCGGCGAGCAACATCAGCGACATCCCCAACGGGCGCTATTATCTGCATGGCTACAACATGACAATCCCCGGCGTCGGCATCGGGATGCTGAGCGGCAAAGGCTGGAGTTCCATCGAGGACAGTTCGGGGAGAACCTTTGACCCATACTACCTCGGACCGGCCTATGCCGTCGTGCTTATCATCGACAACGGCATGACGTTCAACAATACCAAGTGGATGCTTACCACCGAGCCTGTGGCCAGCTGATTGAGGTGATACCATGATCGAGATCAAACGCACCTACGACCCCGAGCAGGGGTTGATCCGGGAGGACATCCTCGACGGGTATGTGTTCTCCCCCGAGGCGTTTGCGCATCAGTTTTTGATTGAGCGCGTCGACGGCTACGGCTTCGAGGGTGAGATCTCCGCGCGGTTCTTGCGGGCCGACAACGTGGGCGTGGTGATCAGCGGCGGCACCAACACCGGCGTGGATCCCAGCGGCCGCGCGTTTGTGACCCTCACCCCGGAGTGCTACGCGGTGCCCGGAGAGTTCAAGCTGACGATCTATCACACCACCGACAGCTCGTCGGAGTGCATCTACTACGGCAAAAGCAGCGTGCTCCAGGCCGAGAGCCCCAACACCATTGTCGCCGAAAAGAGCGCCTCCGCCCTTGAGGATCAGCTCCGGAAGATCATGGTCAGCGCCAACAACGTCGCACTCTTCGCGCGAAACGTGGGCGAGATCGAGGGGCAGCTGGAAACCGTCCAGACCACCTATGACGGCATCGATGAGGCGCTGGCCAACGCGGGCGTCTGGGCCATGCGGGAGAATCTGCTGGATAAGAACGCCTGGTGGACGAACACCCCGGAGAAGGGCAATATCATCTATGGCAACGCCAGTCAGTACAGCGGCCCTGGCGCTTACATGCAGAGCATCAAAGGGAACCGCACGGTGGTCTTTGAGACCGAGCCGACCGCCGAGCAGACCGACGGAGCCTATCGCATCTGGCACCGGGAGGCCGGGACAGACGGCACGACCACCTGGACGGAAGCGTGGATCGTCAGCTGGGTGGAGGATGACGGCATCGGCACCTCCTGCGTCTCCCTCACCGGGGACAATATCATCACCGACCAGGACGGCGAGGTCTACGACAAGG